ATTATTTAACTTAATTTCTTCTTGTACCGTATAGGCACCAGCAGCGGCTTGTTCACCTAACACTCTCATAAGTTTTGTCTTAAGTTCATCATATGATTTATAGTTTTTAGGATTAGTAAATTCTGATAGATCATGCAACTTGCTATAAACTTCTTCCAGCTTAGCTTCATCCGCATTTAATAACGGAGCTGCAGAAGAGAATTCTGATTTATCATAGTTTCTATAACCTTCAACATTTCTGATCTTAAGTTTAAAATCAGCACCTTCCCAAAAATCAAATGGGTCAATTGGTGTTTCATCGGCAAATGCAGGATTCATAAGATCATAAATCTTATCAAAGATTTTCTTACCAAACTTATATAAGAATACCTTGCCTTCATTTTGAGGTGCAGATGGATCGCTAACTACATAGATGTTAGTTACGTAATGCAATCTTCTCTTTTGAGTTCTTGCTCTATCCTTATCGGACTCAATACCTGAGTTCCAAAGTCTAGAGTTAAGTTCACCAACTGGATCAGGTTGACCTATTGAAGTAAGTGAATTTTCAATATACCATTGACCAGTAGGGCCTTTAAAACCATGATCCCAATATCTTACGAATGGAAGATTATCTTCTGTACCAGGAAGAAATCTGATCACAGCATAACCATTACCTGCTTTATCAACTGTTGGTTTCCATATTCTATCATCAACGTATGATTTAGTTTCACCAGTATTAGTGGCTTCTGCTGCTTTAATGATTTTACTGATATTAGAACCGCGATTGCGTTTTAGTGTTTCAAATGACATTGTATTGTCTCCTTATTACTGAAATATTGACTGAAGTATAATACTATATATACTAGTTAAAAAACGATGAATCAATAGCATTTTTCTTTGGTAAGAAATTGAGTTCCATCGCTTCGGCTTCAAGCTTATCTTTTATAACTGGTGATATGAACTTTCGAATGTCTTCGACTTCTATATCATTAGTTTCACAGACCTTCAGTATTGCATCCATATATGGAATCTTGAGATCTGCTACGGTACTTTCGATAAGCTTAGTGAATTTAGACTTTGTTAAAAATTGTTCTTCTATTTTCATTTGTCTAAAACCCTTAATAATATTGTATCTTTATTGATTCGTCCATTAGGTACTTTTGTTTTTGTTTTAAGAGTTTGCCAAGCATCATTAATTTGCTTTGGTGTTTTCTGTAAAACAATCGGTAAGAAATCAAGTGGTTTACGTAAGCACACTGTTCTACTTGAAACCTTTGAAAAATTCTTAATGGTTGAACCTGATATTTCAAATCCATTAACACTTTCAGTAACATACTCAATAATCATTTTACTTTTAGTATTGAATGCATATAACCGAGTTTTTAATGGTATTTGAATTGGATTGATTGATACAATTTTAAAATCGTTATCTTCTTTCTTGTACTGCACTTTAGCAACCTGCTTATCAATAGATGTTGGTCTTTTGATTTTAACATTTCTTGAAGCTTTAGTAGCAGATCTGATTCTTTCAAGATCTTCCAGCATTGCAGTACATATTTTAATTCTTTGATTGAGGACTGACCGTTTAAGGTGGGAGTAACCTTCGACAGCTTGATCGCATCTCTTATAATATGCGTCTTCATAATCAAGAAGCCAGCCCTCAATCATTGGCTTAACATGACTTATGGCAGTGTTTGTTAAGCCGTGGAACTTGAACCTATCGTATATGTTAATTGTGGCATCTTCACCATCGATCCACTTGTCTTCTAGTTCAAGTAATTCTTGCATAATAGTATTATTAATTTTACGTGTTAATTTTTCTTGCGGTGATAGCATAATTACATTGCTTTGAGCTTTTCTTTCTTCTTGTTTTTCTTTATATAAAATTTTACCTTCATCAATTAAAGGAATCATTCTATCAAATAAATGATTTAAGAAATCTTTAGCAGTATTATTATCTGCATCATTGTTTTTATGTAAGTCATTATTATACCAAAAAGCTGTAGCGGCATGATGAGTCATTGTAAATTTATATTCCGGATTTGCTAAGATATACTTAGATGCATCAGGAAAGTTTTTCTTAACCCAAGTTTTGACTTGACTTACACAGTCTTTTCTATCAACTTGAAGATGAAAATAATCTTTTACTGCATTAAAACCTTTATCAATTGGTACACCAGCAAGTCCAGTTCTTGCTCTAGCTCTTACTGTTTTCTTTTTTAGTTTTTTACCTTTTAATGCTTGTAGTCCCATATTAAACTCCCATTTATATGTTGTGTTTGTTAATGTAATCGTGTGTAGCGCTTATGACCATATTAGGGTATTCGCCTAAGTATGTACCAGCATCTAACATTTCTTTAGTAACTAAGTGTTTATGCATATGTTCTATATTATCATAGTTAGCGAGAATATCTTTACCTAACTGATCAAACTCTTGATCAGTTATTAAATTTTTATCAAGCTTATAATAAGCATAAGAGCACATTAGATATTTAGCTATAGGGTTTTTCATTAAGCTATAGCCTTTTGAACTTTCTTTTCATTTTCAAGAAAGACTTTATCCATCATGGTGACTTCAATAGAATTTGATATAGCAAAAGCTAGCATATCATTCTTTTCACATAATAGTTCGCAGAATCTTAGCCTTTCGCCATTATCCATTAACTCTAATTGTTTGATGATTTTATCATAATTAAACATAATATAAACTCCCAATTTTTTATTATAGTTATATTCTACCACAGTTTTACGCAAATGTAAAGGAAAAAATGCATAATTTATAAATTAATTTCTCCTCATAGTTGCGTACTCTTTAGCATCTGCATTTTTACTTACAGGTACCATGTTTGATTTATGCATAGTAGCAATACCAGTGATGAAGGTACCAGTGTAAGTATTTTTCTTAGACTTACCAACAACCGGACCGGTGTAGTCACTTGTTGGTAGAGAACGTGAAAGCTCTTTGTAATTAGGAGCTTTGATTCCTGAATTCTTAGATTTATTTTTAAGTTGACTAGGATGTACGCCACGATCCATCAACCATTTATCATGTTCTGCTTGAGCTTTAGCCCAACCTGGTTTACGAAAAGGCTTTTTCTTTTTTGTACTATTATTGTTGTAGTAAACTGGTAATAGATGCATTGTCATTTTGTACTGCTCCAAATAATTTAGTTAAATCAATATAGCCATAGTTGATTGCGAATATCAGTGCTACAATAATCATAATGAGTATTGCATTACGGAAGAACCAACCAACTATGGAAAAGAATACGCCTACAATCAATGCTCCAGCTACTGCGAAGAAGAGGAGTTGAAAAAATAGTGGAAGCATTGATTGTATCTCTGATGGACTCGGCATTTGCTCTCTCTCCAATTAGTTAAAATTCGTTGGAGGGGCTCTCTAACACATCCTTATCTTCCATAGGTATACCCCTCCGCGGAAGATAAGGGGAACGTTTTATACTCCGACTCTGGTTCCCTGGGTAGTGCCACACCTGTAAACCCCGACGCCCTTCTGCTTCTGCCTAATGCAACTTCTCCATCGGTACGCCCTGTCGGTTACTTTCGCTATGTCATTATTTAAACTCCCTTTTCAATTTTATAATAATATTATACACTATTTTTTTGCCTTTGTAAAGGAAAAAATGCATTTAATTTAAAAAAAGTGATTAACATATTAATTATTTTTCCAGTTAAAAATATTTTTATTCTTAGCTTCTTCAAGCTCTTCAGTCAACTCTTTAATTCTTTTATATAAAGCATATTTTTCTTTTACTTCTTCAGCTATCTGCTTCTTCAACAAATCAACTTCAGTGAATGCTTGGCTCGTCATCTTCAACTTCCTCCAACTTAAATACAAATTCTATACCGTTATCATTATGAGATTGATGAACCATTTCACCAAGTTCATAATCTTTATCTTCAACAGTAAATACTATTTCATTTTCGTCATTAAATTTTTTCAACTTAGCTTTTTCAAAGTTTACTACATTAGATTTTTTATTAGACATATTATCTCCTATTAATTAACACTCCAGCCAATATTGGCTTTAGCCCATTCGTTACCCTTATCTTCAACAATGGCTATTACAGCATTATCTCTTGGAAGAGTATCCATCATTGAAAGCTTTTCATCAGCCCACTTATATCTACCAGAAAGGATCGACATAAGAACGACTTCAGTATCTAAAGCATCTTGTTTGTACATATCAGCCATATCTTCTTTGATGGCCCATTTGGACTTTGATTGTTTTGTGAGATCTTTAATTAAATTTGATAAATTTTTCATGATTTCAACTCCTTAATTTTTTATTTTATAGTACTATTATACCACATAAATTAGGGAATGTAAACCGTTTTTTTCACTTATTTGAAAAATAGTTATTAACTTGTTAAATGTTTTGCATGGATTCTACAACCTATAAAATTGTTGTAGTAGTCATCTCTAAATAACACATCATTATCGAATTGAAGCTTTGCTTCGTAATAAGACATTTCACCTTTTGTCTTACAGAGTTTTAATATTTCTCTGGTAAATCGGTCAGATCCAAATTCTTCCACAAGCCTGCGTACTTCATTGGACGAACCATAATATTCTCTCCAATCAGATTCGATACGTGTTCGTACTCTTCTCTTACGTGTTTTAGTGATGGGTAAAGTTTTAGGTTTCCAGAAGTTTTTCTTTCCAATATACTTCTTGCCTGTATCCAACTCTGTGATGACGTAAACAAAACCTTGGTACTCCTCTGGAGTAGTTTCAAACACCTTATCATTATAATACCACATAATGTTATTTATTCAGCGTTTTCAACTTCTTCTGCTTCTACTCTTCTTCCACATATCGGACAAAAAATAGGTTTTTGGTATGATGCTACATATGTTGCTTCATCACACTCTTCGCATTCTATTTCGTAATCCTTCAATGATCTCTCTCTTTCTTTTGTCAGATGCTTTGAACCACTCTGCAATTTCGTGAGTGGTTCTTCCACAACCTATACAAGTATCATTTTCGACTTTACATATTTTAACACAAGGTGAAATAATATTAGAAGTCGATTTCACAGGCGCCACCTGCGCATGCGGCTGCAGCGAGTGTATCAACATCGGTATACTTCTTCTCTGTTATATCTTCTTTCCAATCTATAGTTTTAAGTGTAGATTGTATCTTATTCCACTTATGTAATAAGTAAGCGTCCTTTAAACAATGCTCTGCTAAAACAGTATCAGATCCTAAGTAGTTATCTGCAAACTTGTTAAATCTTCTTATCCAATCATTTTTAAGCGCATTCTCAGAAGACTCTAAAGATATATCATCTCCAAAACCTTTTGCTGTTGCGCATGCATCCCATAAGTTATTAAAACATTTAAGTGCATCAACTACCATACCTGAAGCAAAGACCGCTGCATTACCATATTTATCAACCATCTTATCTGCGGTTATCACTGCAGTGTTAGGTGCTTGATTGTAGTCTTTATCTCCAGACATTGCTAGGAAAGATATTCCTGCAAACGAATGTCTGTTTTCAAAAACATATTTTTCAACTTCATCCCAATCATCAACAATAATAGTATTCGAGACGTTATGTCTTATACCTTTGTCTGCACAAAGATCTTCATTAGTTCCTGCTTCAACCCAATACTTTTGAGCTTTCTTTACAAGTTCTAAATGTTTAATTCCTAATAAATCATCTTTATACATCGAACCTTCATTAGGTAAGATAGGAAATGAAACAACAACATCTGTTCCACCTGCAGACCATACTGATTCTTCAACCATGTATGGATTAGTCTTCATGATCGCTTGTGTTATTTCAGATTCTTTATTCATTTGAACGTTTCTAATATACATATCAGAATGTTCAGCGTGTATGCCTGAGGCTGTTTGTAATAATACTGATGCATTTCCACTTGGTTTTACACAAGTTGTCCTTGCAGCTGCATTAATACCTATTATTTTAGAAACCTCACGATTTACTTCCTTAACAATTTGAGCTCCTTTTTCAAGGATCTTTGCATTGAAAAGTATTTTAGGATTATTCATCCATCCTGTAATTGAAACTCCAAGTAAAGCTTCTCTATCAAAAATAAGTTTTGAAGTATCTGTTAAAAACTTGAAGTCTGTGTACCCAGCCTGTAGGGTACCGAGGATAGACGCTGCTCGGCATGCCTTATAAAAGTCTTCCTCGGTATTGCATTTGCCTCCGTTGATCTCAGTTAGGTTACATCCTTGCCAACCTGACTTTTTATTAATTTGAGGATACATTCCAATCTCAACACATGGATTAGTTGTATGCTCTTTTGATTCAACGAACACGAATCCTGGCTCACCAAATTGTTTGACAGATTCCATAATCTTGCCAAACTCTTCTGGTGTGGTCTCATCTCTTACAATAACTGCAGAGTTATTTGACCTGCCTCTTTGTGGATTATCCACAAACCAATTGCCTGTTTTAGCATTCATCATTTCTTCATCATCAGGCGAAAATAAGCATATTGTTGCTGATCTTCTTACACCACCAGATAATACAGCATCAGCTGCATGCATCGTGATATCATATGCGTTTATAGGTTTAAGGTCAATTGGATCTTTGGAATCTATTACAATACCTTGAAGTAAATGTTCTATTTTGTCTAAGGACCTTCGAAGTCCTTCTGGACCAGGTGCTTTAAATCCTCCTGATATCAATGCACCTTTTGGTCTTATTTGCGATAAGTCGAAGAATACTCTACGGCCTTCATAGTCTGGGTGTTTTCCACCGCCTACAAAGAATGATGACATCAACACGTCGAGAGCTGATGCCCATCCTTCAATAGAATCTTCGACAATATATCCCTTTGCTTGTTTAGTTCTATTTTGAATTTTTGGCAATTTTTTAATATGATGTTTTTGTACAGAGAATCCAGCACCAGCACCACATAATAAAATGTAAAACACTTCACCAAAAAATTCTGGTCTATTGACATAAGAGGAAGTACAATTATACATTCTCATCTGATGTTTCATTAATTGCTCTCCTCCAAACTGGAGAGCACGCTGTGCTCCAAGAACTCTTTTCTCTTTATATGCTTTTCTTGCTTCTTCTAAATACTCTGATAACTCATTATTGCTATTCATATAGTTTTTATCGTGCATTTCAATTACACGATCTACTGCCTCATCCCAAGTTTCATATCTTCCCTCGTCTTCTATAAAACG